GGACGATCCCCGGGGACTGCGCTCTTCTGTCTCGCCTTAAGCGGACTAGGTAATCTAAGAGATAGCCATGCCAAAAGTTAATCCAGAAAGCAATACGACCAATTTCGATGGCATCATAGGCTTCAATTACCCGTCAGGAATGGCGGTGAATCGTTGCTTCGGTGTCGTCGGGAGGGTCCGCTCATGGAATAACACGGCCAACTATTCTTCGACTCCTCGTGGGAACTTACCTTTTAATAGGTATGTCGATGAGCAGTGGAATGTTTCTCAACCAGGAATGGTTCAGCAGCAAATCACTAATCCTACGACTGGCCTACTTCAGGGTATTACTTGGGATGGTCGCGACTCCGCTGGGCTTATAAACACGATAAGTGAATATGCCACGCGGATTCAGGCTACCGGTATGCAAACCCAATCCGATCAAATAAATGAGACCATATTAAAGGCTCTCAAAAAGATGGCGGATGCTAAAGTTAACCTTCCGGTTGCTTTAGCCGAGTCTGCGAAGACGTCGACGATGATTTTAGATCGAGCTAGCTCGATTTATAACGCATATCGATCTCTTCGTAGGGGCAACTTTCGCGACGTTGCCAAAAACCTTAACTTATCCCCGCGTACGGTCCATAAGACCTGGCTGGAATATAAGTATGGGTGGACACCCTTACTTATGGATGTTAAGGGTAGTGCTGAGCTTTTGGCCCAGCACCACTTAGGCAAACCTCAAACGTTCTCTATCACGGCGGTCGTTAATCGCGATCGTAAAACCGTCGATAGTGGACCTCTGGAAGGTTGGTCTAGCCTGACACGTGTCACTTCACTCAGTAGGAAGTGCAAAGTCAGGATCGATTGTGAAGTTGTGAATCCTCTTCACGATTCGCTTAAACAGACGGGCCTTACCAACCCTGCTCTGGTAGCGTGGGAGCTGGTCCCTTTCAGCTTCGTCTTCGACTGGTTTATTTCAGTCGGTGATTGGCTGAACGGTTTCTCAGCTCTCGGGGGAGTTAACGTCAAACGCGCCTTCCAATCCTGGGAGAAGGTTCTGGAATACTCGAGAAGTGGTTCAATGTTCCCAGTGAACGGCTACGACTCGGGTTTTTCATCACTTATCCTCGGAAAGTATCGCGCATATGAGCGTTACCCTATTCAAATCAACCCGTGGGAGCTGAAGCCTGTGGTTAATGCCGATGTTTTTAATTGGCAGAAAACCATTACTTCGTTGTCGCTCTTTCGGGCCAACTCACACCGGTTTAAATAAATCGGTTTTCAAACCCCTTTGTAGGAGTTTTCATGGCTGCAGCAGCCTCAATCACCCTCAAGAACAACGCGGACGCAAACGTTACGTTCAACCCCTATTCTGTCAATTCTGACAGTGTGGAGTGGACGGAATCGGGTGCGACCTCGATTCTTGGCACCTCTCGCTTCGTGCTGACTCGCAAGATTCCGCAGGATCGAAGTGCTGGTGTTTATCGCACCATCGGCAAGCTCACGCGTCCCGTAGTAAACGGAACGACTGGAGCTCTGGACGGTACTCTCACCGGTACCTTCGAGATCCTTCGTCCGGCTAAGCTCACCGTTGCTGAAGTCGACGAGTTCGTGGCGCGGTTCAAGACCGCCCTCGCCCTCGCCCTCATCAAAACGGCTGCCGAAACCGGCGAAATCCCCACCTGAGCCGCGTCGGCTCGATGCCGCATCTCCCTTAGGGGGGACGGCTCTTTTGGAGAACCTAAATGGACATTGCAACCGAGTTGCGTTCCATCAGTGACCTCGCAGAACGCGTGTCACTCGCCGCCGAGCACAGCCCTCTGGCTGTATTTGGAGACGAGCTTTCTAAGATTGTTGATGCAGACGTTCAACGTGTGTATCAGTTCCTTAGATCGCTGGAAGCCCTGTTTAATCAGGGATATGGAACTACGGAAAGTGGGGAGGATTCTAGCTTCTCAACACGCCCTTCCCCTTTAGGGGGGGTGCGTGTGAAAGATTCTGGAGCCCCCGATCCCCGGTCAGACTGGATTGATTTCCAGTTTGATTCGGAGTGAGTGGACCTCGAACACGGACCATGAATAGGGGCCTTAGCCGAAAGGCTAAGACCTCCCTTCTTGGGTCTCTCAGTGCGACGCTGAGAGATTATCGAGCCCGCGAAGGGCTTCTTCAATCTGTTGCTACGGACTTGTATGAGTCACTCAATACACCCGTCTCACTTTCATGTGAGATTCTCTTGCGTTATGGGGAGCTAGAACAGCTCGTTCGTAAACGCGTAGAGCCTCATGATTACAGGTTTTCCGAAGATTTTAGAAATGACTATCAAGCCGTTTCTTTCCTGAAGAAAGCTCCTCTAGAAATAGAGGGTGTTAATCCTGAGGAGGCTGCGAAGGAGAAATTCCTCGAAGCTGAAGAGGCGTGTAGACAAACTAATACTCGGATCCGCCATTTCTTGGCCGCCCCTTTAAAAGAGGCAAGCGGGCCTGTAAGACGTGTGCTTTCACACGCCCAGGCAAAAATCCAAGAACTGATCGGATCCGGACCTGATTGTCGCGAATGGCTTTACGCGTGTCGCTTTGGACCGGGGGCGTTTAACCACCCAAGGGCCAGGGGATTAACATCCCTTTACGACAAGCTGCAAGTCCGGCCGTCCGTATCACCCGATATGGCGGATTTGGGAGCTCTACTTGTAATGAGTCAGCCCCAATGGGCGAGATCGATTACTGACTGCGAGATCGAGGGCTTTTGGCCTTTGATCAGACGGGAAGACCTCGATCTTATCCCTGGCAACCGTGTAGCATTCGTCCCTAAAACCGCCGTCATTCACCGCGCGATTGCAGTCGAACCCCTATTGAATCTCTATGCCCAGCTTGGGTTAGGGACTCTTTTGAGGAGGCGGCTGAAACGCGTTGGTGTGGATCTTGATGACCAGTCCGCCAACCAGCGTGCTGCGTTAGAGGGGTCTCAAGACGGTTCTCTAGCTACCATCGACCTGAGTTCTGCAAGCGATACGCTTAGCAGGGCTCTCGTAGCGCTACTTCTTCCTGAGAGGTGGCACTTCGCTCTCGACCTAGTCCGATCAAAAGTCGGGAAGTTCGAGGATAGATGGATTCGCTATGAGAAATTCTCTTCAATGGGAAACGGTTACACCTTCGAGCTCGAAACTCTGATCTTTTGGAGTCTTTGTCTCGGAGTGTGCTCAGAACTGGAGATAAGTCCTGAGAAGGTGCTTGTCTACGGTGATGACATCATAGTCCCCGTTGCCGCTTATGATCTCTTAGAGGAGACCCTTTCATTTTCGGGCTTCACCCTTAATAGGGCGAAGTCGTTCAAAGAAGGGCCTTTCCGGGAGTCGTGCGGTAAGGATTATTTTGGGGGATTCGATGTACGTCCATTCTTTGTTACAGAAGTACCTAAGGACATCCAAGATGTCTTTGGTCTCGCAAATGGTATTCGCTCGCTTGCTGCTAGGCGTAATCACGACGGTAGTTGTGATTGGCGACTGCGCAAGCCTTGGGATACTGTCGTGCGGACCATCCCTCGAACTATTGCACAAAATCTTAGGGTTCCTGCTCACGCAGGAGACACCGTAGGATTAAAGTGCAATTGGGACGAGGCCCAGGTCTCCAACTTCGTCATCTCTAATAAAGATGGTTGGGAAGGAGTCTCTGGGCTTAGGTACCAGCCTGTCCCTCTTGAGGGGCCACCAGCGAGTAATTTCCTGGGTGGGGTAGCTTCGCTACTCTATAGGCTGTCGGACGGTGGTAGGATGGCAGAGCAGCTCTTCGACGTACCCCGTGAGGGGTGGGTTCGGTGGGTAGATGCTCTTCCTGATTCCGTGTCTGCTTCTCCAAGGCAGTTACGGGGTTGTTCCTACGTGCTACGGAATGGTGCCTTTTATGGCCCATGGACTAACTTAGGTGAATGGTCGTAAGACTCAATCTCTAAGTGTTCGGTGAAAAATCAC